GTCAGTGACCGTGACCTGTCGTTCGGGTTCGGTAGTCGACCGACGAAGGCGGTGATGTTGTGAGCAGTCGTCGTACCGTCAGACCGTTCGTCGAGTGGGCCGAGGGTGGTGATGTCTCTCAAGCGTTTCAGAACGCTCGGTCGTGTGCTCGACTGATGGACGGCATCGGGTCGTACGAGGCGATGATCCTTGCGAAGCCGGGATACATCGAGATCGATGTCCCCGAGTCCCTGATCGACGGGACAGGCGATCGAGTGTCCCGGGCGATCCTCGTCGGTCTCGACAACGTGCCAAGGGTTGAGATCAGTCCGGGGCGTGTCGCTCTCGACATCGACCGGTTCGTCGATGAGTTCGACGAGTTACAGGAGATCGAGCCGATCGACAGTCAGACCGATCTCGACAGCGCCGACGACCTGCGAGTGTGGGCAGTGGTACTCGGGTCGGGGTACGTGCTTGAGGCGATGGCACACTTCTGTGACGTCGAGGGTCGGTGTCTGGCAGTGCGTCAGGCTCCTGACCGGTGGGCGTTCTTGGGGATGGTCGACTGGCCTGTGCGTCACCCGTCGAGGCGGTGACGTGCTACCGTCTGGTCAGCGGTCTGTCATGGCGATCCCCCCGTCGCTGTGACAGGCCGTCTGATCGTCAGGCGGTCGGATTGGTGCGTATTCTGCGCTCAGATCGCCTGTGTCGGTCGAGATGACTGTCGGGCAGGTCTGGTGATCCGGGGCGATCTGACGGCGATCTAGGTGGTCTTGGCGACATAACCGCAGGTCAGAGACGTATTCTGGTCAATCTGGTCGATTGAGTTGATCGAGTACCACCGTGGTTGTACACTGACGTACATGAACAACACCACCACCACCCTCACCGCACAAGTCATGACCACGAAGTCGGGTCGTCAGACGCACATCGCCACGGTCGGATCGTCGATCTCGGCTTGTGGTGTCCGAGTCACCGTGGCCGCCGATCACGGTGCGGCCGTCACCTGTGGACGTTGCGCCCAGACGTGGGCGATCGATCACGGCTACGAGAACGAGATCGAGGTCATCGAGACCACCGTCGTCGAGATCGTCGAAGTCGTCGAGACCACCAGCCAGCCGCTCACGTGGGCGCAGGCACGAGCGATGAAGGCGGCACAGTGATGATCACCACGGCATCGAAGTACATGATCAAGGGTCTCAACGACAGCGAGACCACCTGTGCCTGCTGTGGTCGCAACGACCTGAAGCGTGTCGTCTGGTTGACCGCCATCGACGCAGACGGCAACGAGACCACCGTCGAGGCGTACGGCACGACCTGTGCGGCACGTCTGCTCTCACCGAAGGGTCAGTCGAGCGAGGCACGGTCGTTGACCAGTCTCGCCAAGGCGTACGAGTTCGTCGCCAAGTACATCGACAGCGAGTACACCCTCGACCAGATCACGAGCACGGTCGGTGTCCGGTTCAACGTGTGGGCGACCGTCGAGGACAACACGATCCGGTTCAACACGTCGACCGGTTGGGTCACGGTGGCAACACGGTGATCTCACCAGACGCACGACGTTGCGATCTGACGGCCCACCGGCGATCCGGTGGGCCGTTTGCTATCTCAGGTCAGACGAGCGCACCAGACGGCAGATCAGCGACCATACGGCGAGCAGTGCCACCGATCGAGTAACCACGCAGACGACCGGCCTTGACCATCTCCCACGCCCACGGTTCCCAGACCACGCCCATGAAAGGCGTGTTGGCAGGGAACTGGTAGCGAGTCGTCCCCTGTCCCGGCACAGTGAGATCGGCTTCGACAGGGAACGGGACGGTCAGGATCTCGACCATCTCGCCTGCCGCCTTGTCGCCATGCTGTAGGTAGATCGTGCGGTCACCCTTACGCACCCAGTCCCACAGTGCGGTCTGAAGTGTGCCGTCGTCGGTGAACTCGCCGTGAGCGTCCTCGACGCCCGGGACATACCACGGTCCCAGCGTGTACCGCTGTTCGTCGGCCTTGGCGACCACACCGGCAGTGTCACCGGTGAGCAGACCGATCTTGTCGTCGAGCGTCAGGTCGTACGGTCGAGCGTGACCACGCAGTTCCAACTCGTCCTCGATGATGTCGTGGACCAGTTTCAGAGCAGGGGTCACAGACGTCGACTGATGGCAACGATCGTGCCAGTCGACGAGAGACTTCACCGATGCCTGTACCAACTTGGCGGCACTGAACCGCTCGATCTGAGCGAGTCGTGCGAGGGCGTCGGCCTCGGTCTGGTAGCACCCGAACGAGCGACCAGTCGTTGAGTACACGCAGTACTGCTCTCCTTCTTGCCTGACAACCCTCTGTACAGGAGTACTGCTGTCAGACACGCCATCAGGAGACTCCATGTCGCCCCGATCTTCACCGCCCATAGGACCAGTCTCAGTGCTTTCACCCTCGTCACCGTACACCAACATCTCGGCCTCGTGGATCAACGTCATCACTGCGGCTCGCAGGTCGGCTCGACTTGTGTTGAGCAGACCGAGATAGGCGTGTACGAGACACATCACAGGGTTGGTGTACTCGCCGTTCTTTCTCATACGAGGCATCATCGAGTCCTCGGTGTACATCTCTCGCACGTCGTTGATGACCGCCATGATCTTGCCGAGCAACTCGTCGGTGACTGGTCCCAACTTGACCGCCGCACTGTAAGCGTTGAGCAGACTGTCGAGTGGGTCGTAAGACTCGTACTCGTCGTCGTCCTTCATCTCGTAGCCGTAACCCTTGTCGATGTCGTTCACATCTGTCTCCTTACTGGTGTTGCGTGTTGATAGTGGGTGTCCCTCGGGCAGTAGGTCAGTGTCGAACTGCCCTGACTTGTATCGACCTGATCGCACAGCACCGAGGAAGGCGTTGACACGAGCGTACGCCCACTGCTCAGGTGACTTCACGTTAGGTCTCACACTGCTCGGGTTGGTCTGGTACGCACCGATCCCTCGCTCGTACACCTGAGCGAGCATCGACAACGTGACACGCTTACCACGAGCGTTGCCGACAGCATCGTTGTGCTCGGTGACCTTGACCTTGAGACCATCTCGCACCGTGGCACTGATGGCCTTGGACAGTTCACCCTCGTTGATCAACTGGTCACGCTTACGCTCTGCCCACCGTCGAGCACGATCACGCTGGGCGCTACCGAGGTCTCCACCCCATAGCAACCATGCGACCTGTCCCGGTGTCGGTCGCTCACGAGTACCAGCGAGATACGCCTGAGCGTCATCGGACTGTAGATCGACCTCATGTCGAGCGAGCCATGCCGCCATGCGACGCACCTTGTCTGCTGAGATCGAGCCGCTCGCCATCTGTCTCGCCTCTCGCACTGTCGCAGGTCTAAGGCCATCACCGGCGAAGTCGAGCAACTTGAGACCACGACGAGCGTTGGCAGATACGAACGACGGGACAGCGACCACGACGCTTGAGGGTAGTGCCTATCTCGATCGTGTCGACGTAGGTCAGTTGATCGCCGTGCGTGGTTGCTTCGGTAACACGAACGGCTTGATGCCGTCGAGCGTAAGTGTTAGCGACTCCTCGGCGTTGTACAGCCAGTTGAAGTATTGAGCGGCGGCATGAGCGACGTGTTGTACGTTGCGGTCGTTGTACTCGACGACGAGTCCCGGCAGAGCGATCTCTAGCACACCTCCGTGATAGGTCTCCATGTACCAGTTGACCTGTTGTTGTACCTCAGTGTCTGGCAGAGGGTTACCGATAGCGACGATCTGATCGTCGACCTTGATCACGAACGACTGTGCCATCAGAGCAACGCTAACGCCCCGAGTACGAACTGCCGATACCGACCACTGATCCTGAAGTATCCGCTCATGACATCAGGTCTGAGCAGACTCTCGACACCACGAGTCAGGGTCTCAAAGGATCCGAGTGGGTGGTGAGTACCACCCTTAGCACCGCCGTACCACTTGCCTGCGTACCAGTCACCGAACTCGTCCTCGATCGCTCGCTCGTCTGACCCATAGCCAGATCCGGGCATCGCTGTCTTGAGCAACTTCACTTTGCGCTTTGCGGCAGGGCCGGTGGTCACGCTCTCTGCGTAGAAAGCCTGATTGATCGCTCCGAGTTGACTGAGCCTGCTCTCGGCGGCGTGTGTCATCTCGTGGATCACCGTCGCAGGTGCTCGACTCTGAGTACCAGACGGCAAGCCGAGTTCGCCTGACCTTGAGTGGTAGCCACGCTCTGATGAGACGATCTTGTACTTGCCGTCGATGGCCTCGACCCATGACGCTGGTAGATCACTCGATGCGTCCTCGATGTACTGGCCGATACCTGATGCCTCATGCTTTGGACTGATGCTCTTGACTGTCATACGTCGTGATCCGTAGTCCGGTCGCACCTCGCCTAACGCTTGTCGTATTGCGTCTCGTTCAGACGTCAGTAAGCGTTTGCGCTCATCCTGTAATGACTTGACCACCGCTTCCATGTCAGTGATCTTGTCCTTGATCGTTGCGATGTTGCTCGACGCCTGTGTACCGAGATTGTCTGCGTAACGCTTGAGACCACCCACCAGATCACTCGGCATGATCATCGGGAACTTCGCTGTGCCGATCGGCTGTTGTATCACCGACCGTGGTAGATCGAGTCTCGTGATCACGTCCTCGACTGACAACTCGCCGTTGAGCATCGCTTTCTGTAGTTCGACGGCCCATCGATAACCGACGTCGTAGCCATCACCACCTGTGGCCGGGAGACCGAGACTGTCGATCGCTTCTCGTAGGTGGTCACGTTCCAGATCCTTGGAAACTGAGTTGCGCAAGGTTCTGAGGGTCTCGTAAGCGTCGTCGAGTTCGGGTTGTATGTCATCGATCGTTCTGGTGATGCCGTTCTCACGAAGGATCTCGACGACTCTGGCCTCGACACGACGTCCTGCTTCGACGGTAGCGTCGATCGCCTTCTTCCCGATCTGTGATGGGGTGGCCTCGACGACGGTCTTACCGGTGAACTCGATGAGCCTGTACTGTCCGTCTGTGGCTGTGATCGTCCCTCGTAGATCGTCGAGGACGGTTGGGTTGAGTGGTTGACCGGCAGTTCTCGGCTGTGCGACACGCAGTGGTCCGACCTTGCCTTGTGGTTGGACACGAGCGATGATCTGACCGTTGCGCTTGGACAGGATCTCGATCTGTGTACCTCGCTGAAGGATCAACTCGGCTTCACCGACCTTGCCGTCAGGCAACTGTCCTCGGTAAGCGTTAGGGATCAGACCCTTTGTGCCGGGACGTATCTCGATCTCGACGACGATGCCGTCCTTACCTGCGAACCGCTGTGCCACGCTACGGTCGAACGACGTCGACATGAACCCATCGTCGGTGATCTTCGTGCCGATCGATGAGTCGTCGAACTGCTTGACGGCATCACGCTTGATCGCTCGGTACACGATGATCTTCTCGTCGATGGCAGGTGCGGCCTCAATCGCAGTGTCGAGTCCATTGACGACATCGACGACGCTATCTTGTCGACTCGGCTTGAGTTCATTGAACGAGTTGCGGTCACGTAGTGACGTGTTGACGTCGTTGTAGATGCGTGAGCCATTCGTCGATTGGTTGACTGCGTTCTCGACGGCAGGCATCTGCTCGACTGTCACACCTGCGGCTCGTTGACGATCGCCCAGTCGAGTCAACTCTGTAGCGTCGACCTCTCGATACGTCGGGTCCATGCCGATCGCAGATCGATCAGACGGCGGTTGTGGTCTCGGTAGCGGTGGTGTGTCAGGCGGTGTCGTCGGTGGTGTCGGTGGTGGTGTGGTCGATCCCGGTAGCGGTGGGAACTCGTCTGGTGTCGGAACCTTGTCGTCGTACGACAGACGGTACGGATCCTCTGGTGTGCCGTTGCCGATCGTGCGAGGTTGACGCTTCGGGTCGGTGACGAGGACCATCGTACAACGACAGTTGGGGTGAGCAGGTGGGTGCTTGATCGTGCCTGCGTTCGTCTGCCATGACCCTGACATGGGTTGCTTGGTCCCCTGTAGTCGACCACAGATGACGCACACGTCCATCGGTGACGCCGACCAGACCTTCGTGGCGGTCGCTCGATTGATGAGACCCTTATCAGCGGCCTGATCCCACGCCTGTTGACGACCTTCCTCTGCCGCCATCGCCAACTCTGTGCGAGCGATCGTACGTGCTCTCGACTTGCGTAACTTCTCGGCGTGTTTGTCGACCTGTCGTCTGACCTGCTCTAACGCCTTCTCGCCGGTGATCCCTCGTGCCGCAACTTCGTCTGCGACACGGTTCATGGTGTTCCACACCGCTCGCTCGCTCTGTCTGGTGAGACCGTTGACGTTCGCACCGATCAGTCGACTCGTGATGTCGCCGTACTCTGTGCCGGGACTGGTCGTGGTCAAGACCTCTCGCAGAGCGTTGCTCATCTGCTGTCTGGTCTGGTTGGCGTTGAATGACCGAGACACGACGTCACGCATGACCGCTCGTTGTTCGTCTGCCATGTTGGTGATCAGTCGACCAGACTCGGCAGACGCCCACGCCTTAGCACGAGGGTCGTCGAGATCGAACCTGAACTGACCGATCAGTGACTCGGGCGACGGTGTGTCGGCCTTACCGATCGATCGGTAGCGACGGAGCAGATCGGTCTTGACGTCATCTGCGGCGGTTGTACCTGTGCCGGTGACCTGTGCGAGCAGGATCTCAGTGATGTCGTCCTCGACACTCGACAACGCCGAGTACACCTGAGCACGGTACGAGTCACCCTCACGGTCCCTGATGACAGACTCGTACGCCTCGTCTGGTACTCGATCGAAGCCTCGCTCGATCGCCTTGATGAGATCGGTCTCTAACGGTGCGAGCCATGACGTGCCTGCTGGTCTGTGATCGAGCGGTACGACTCGTCGAGCCTTGCTTACCGGGATCGCAGTGGTCTTGAGCAGGTGGCGACCGACGATCGCCACGGTCAGACTTCCTCGGCCTGACCTTGCGGCAGACCTGCGAGACCACGCAGGAAGTTCTCAAGGTCTGTGTCGGGGAACAGTTGAGCACCGGACTGAGTGAGAGCGGTGACGTACTTGGCGATGCCGTCGAGATCGATGTTCTTCGGTGGCGAGTACGTGAGGGTCGGTGAGAGTTCCTCTGGTACACCGTTGAGTCGCATCAGTCTCGGGATTGCGTAACTGTTGAACGTCTCGCTGATGTTGCTCAGATAGGCGTTGAGCGAGGTCAAGAACAGTTCGATCTTGGACACCGACAGCGCCTGAGTACCGACACCCTCGTGACCGAGCAACAGGAAGTCAGCGAGCACAGTCATCGTGATCCGCTGGTCGTATCGAGTCACGATCTCGTTCGTGTCGAACTGTCGTCGACCACCAGTCGACAGCAACTTGAGTTCGTACGCAGGCATCTTCGTGTCGGGGTCGTACGCCAACGGGAACACGATGCCTTCTTGCTCGTCTCGCTTGATGTTCCTGACGATCTGCTTGATGGCGGCGAGAGCGGCCTGCTCCTGCTGACTTGCGTTGTTGGACAAGAGTTGCGGTGGCACATAGGCGACCGGCATACCGGCGAGGTCACGCTCGATACCGATCGCCTCGATCTCTTGGATACGTCGCTTGTAGTACCACGGCACGAAGGCGTTGCGAAGGATCGACCGGCCTTGAGGGTTGTTCATCTTCGTGGTGGTGCGGAACAGCAGACACTTCTCGATCGGCAGGTACACGAGACCCTTCTCAGGTGCGTACGGGTCGAGTTGGTACAGACCTTTCACGCCACCGGTCTCGTCGAAGTCCCATCGCTGAACGGTGTCCTGTGATCTGATCGGCAACTTGCGCCAACCGATACGACCGTCGTTGTACTTCGATCGAGTCTTGGCGTCGTCGGTGTATCCACGTCGGTACTTGTACACGATCTCGTGATACGAGAAGCCGTACACGAGGAACGTGAGGATCGATGCGAGCGTGTCGTCCCACGATGTGCTCATGTCGTTGATACACGTCGATACGAACTCGGCTTCGGTGACAGAGCGAGGGTCTTGTGGGTCGCTCGGCTCGACAGACCAGTCGACTGACCTGACGATCATCTCGATCGAGTGGAGCATCGCACCCACGACGGGATCGTTGTCGGCCATCTCTCGGAAGTTGGCGTACGCAGACTTGCCCTGTAGTTGCCTCAGGAAGTCGTCCTGAATGATGCCGCCGTTCTGTACCAGACCGGTCGAGCCGACCTCAAGGAAGTCAGTCGACGATGCTCGCTCCTTGGTGAGGCGAGCCGGTGTAGTCACTCGGCCGTTGTGGGTCACGTCTCGCATGGTATCTCTCAGTCGGTCTGTCTCGTTGGCGATAGGTCACTCATCGTGCGACCGTCGAACCTGCGTCGTGCGACAGGCAGATTGTTGGCGACGATGCCGATACGTGTGGTCGGTGCGGTGATTGCGATCAGGTCGTTGTCGCTCTGATCCCAGTAACCGGCCTCGACGAGTCTCTCAAGGGTTGGGAACACGTCTGCGTGGCGGTGTCTGTCCCGGTCGATCAGATGATCCTGTCGACCACCGTACGAGAAGATCACTCGCAGGTTCTCTGGTATCCGATCGGCGACCTCGATGAGCATCTCGATCTCCTTGGTGTAGGCGTAGAACAGCACGTGTGGTCGTCTGCTTGCGATACGTGACCACCTGAGCAGGTAGTCGAGCGAGAAGAAGTCGCCTGCGTCGTGGATACGTACCGCTCGACCACCGGCGTTGACCCACTTGTACAGCCACTGATCGGCTTGATCGTAGGTCAGGTCGTGTGGTCTGCCTGTCGGGTGTAGTCGACGATGGCCGGTCTCGACGGTCATCTGATGCTCCCACTGATCCGGGTGATCGAGTACATACTCAAGGTTGATCAGGTGACGTCGCTTGACGTTGCTGAACTGGTACGTGCCGAACTTGGCGTAACAGACTCGACCGCACGACCCTGCGTTCGGGCAAGTGTTGAAGCGTTGACCGTTCGTGAGGGTGACCACGTGAGCAGGCAGAGTCCAGTTCTGTACGCCGACTTGTCGCAGTTCACTGTTGCTGGTCAGTAGTCGAGCAGGTGGTTCGATCATCACAACTTCCACGGTGAGACTTGATCTAGCGAGATCGGGACGACGGTCGGTGCTTGTCGAGCACCATCGATGACCAACTCGGTGAGCGCCCACACTAGGGCATCGAGTCTGTCTGGTGACGCCGAGACGTCAGGAACCCACGCACACATCTGGTCCTCAAGCAGACTGAGCAGACCGACGTGATGTACTCGACCCTGCTCGTACAAGGCCGCTACCGGTTCGGCTCGTGTCCTCTTGCCTCGTGAGGCGTGTACCAGTCTGATCGGGGCGTTGCGGTCTACGGTCCTGAG